GAGCAGCTTTAACACCTTCTCCAAATGCCTTAGCAGCGTTACCGACACCTTCAAATACAGATTTAATAGCGCTACCAACGGACTCGATAATAGAACCGATACCTTGGAGCACTGACTGTATTGCTTGTCCAATTCCTTGGAATATAGAAGAAATGGCATCACCAATACCTCTAATAACATTCGCAAATCCATTAATTGCTCCGACAATACCATCTATAACAGATTGCACGATGGAGGCAATAGACATGAATAATGTTTGTAATGTATTAAAGAATGATTGGATTGTATTACCAATTGTGGTAAATACGGACTCTATAGTTTGTACGATTTGGATAATAACATCAGCAATAGATTGAACTAT